TGCCGGCCTTGCGGAACTGGGTGCCGTACTCGTTGATCGTGTCCAGGAAGTCGTCTGCTTTGTTGGCGCTGGTGCTGAAGCCCTTCGCGATCAGGTCGAGGGCCTCGGTGCTGTTCTTGGCCAGCCCGGTGCGGATCATCTGCGTTGCCGCGTTGGTGACGCTCACCAGGTCCTGATCGAAGGTGTTCGCGAGGTCCGCCACCTTGCGGCTGATCGATTCGATCTGTGTGTTCGTGGCGTCCGCTGGAACCAGGCCTGAACCCATGACGTTGCCGATGGTGTCGGCTGCCTGCTGGAAGTCGGTTGTGATCGCGTCCGCGTAGAGCTTTCCCGCGATCTGCCCGTATCGCTGCGCCTCGGCAGGGGTCTTGCCCAGCGTGGCACCCAGCCTGGCGGTGATCTGGGACTGCTCCAGGGCCTGCCCGAGGGCGTCCATCAGGACGGCGCCGGCAGCAACGCCTACGCCGAGCGCCACCGTCTGAAGACGGGACAGCCCGCCTTCGGCCTCGGCCACGGCGGAGTCCGCGCCGTCGGCGGTGCCATCGGCGAGGCCCTCACCCACAGCATCACCGGCTTGGCGGCCCGTCGCGACGAACCGGCCGCGGGCGTCGCGCAGGCGGCCGTTGACGCCCTGGACGATGCCGTCACCGAGGTCGTCCCCGGCACGCTGCCCGGCCTGCTCGGCGTCGTCGCCCATCTGCCGCCCGGAGGCGCGCAGGGCATTTTCAACGCGTCGCAGGGCTGGTTCGACAGTCCGATCGTCGATGGTGATGATGCCGTTGAGTTCGCCCACGGTCAGCGCCACGGCTACCTCCTTCGGACAGGTCGAGTGGGTTCCTCAGGAGGTGGTGCGAAGTGGCGGTACAGGCGGGATTCGGTGGACAGCAGGCCGAGGATGCGGTTTTGGAGCCAGCGCCACGTGCGCTCGCGGAGGATGCCGGACTCCACGTCGATGCCGTACTCGGAATGCAGGTCCGCTTCGATGAGCGGCCACTGTTTGAGGAGGCTGTGCCAGGTCAGGTCTGCTGGGGCCTGCCCCGTGCGCCCTTGTTTCGGCGCGGGGATGCCGCCCTCGTACCACTCGTAGAGGCCGGTGATGGGGTCCCGTTCGCCGTGGCCGACGCCGAGGAGTCGCGCGACGCCTGGCGACGTTCCTGCCTGTTCCTCGGGGCTTTTCCCGGGTGCTGCCGGGTGCGCCAGTACTGGAGGGCGGTGTCCCGGTCGGTCGTGACCCAGAACATCACCGTGAGCGAGACATGTTTGAACATGCTCCAGGACACGTCGGTCCTCAGCCGTTCGTACGTCTCTCCCAGGCAGAGCCGGTAGAGGTCGAGTTCCTCGTCGTCGTCGAGGATCTTGCCTTGCGGTGCGGCCCCGCCTGCGGCAAGCCGGGCGGCGTACGAGGTGATCCGCTCGATCTTGATGCCTGCCTCGGCGGACGGGTCCGCGATGTGGTAAATCCGCACCGTGCCGTCCTTGCCGCGTACGGGCAGGTCGAGGCCTTCGTCGAGGAAGTCGTCGAGCGCCTCGAAGTCGTTGGTGCCGTTGGTCATCAGGCCACCGGGTTCGTGATCAGCAGCAGCGGGCCGTCACCGGTCAGCGTCATCTCGACCTGGTCCAGCGCCGTGTACTCGCCACCCGAGGGCGCCCACGTCACCAGGGCGGTTCCCTCGTACGCCTCAGGCAGGCCGTCACGGTCGTAGTAGCGGACGTGGACCGTCGACGCCGAGCCGAAGGCGTACGCCGCAGCCCTGAACGCCTCGTGAGTCGGGTGGTAGACCTTCACCTGGTCGTTGATCCGACGGTTGATCGTCACCCCCAGCTCCCAGGCCTGCCCGGTCTTTGTGTTGCCCGCCCAGCCGCCTGAGTCGTAGTCGCTGGAGTCCTCGATGTTGGGCTCCGCGCTCGGGTTGAACTCGGTGATGCCGGGCACCGCCTGCCAGTCGGAGCCGTCCTTGGCTGCCGACATGTCGAGCTCCAGCTTCCACCGGCGGGCGAGTGCGGTGGTGGGCGTGGGTGTGGACATTGCGGTCCTCCTAATCGATCAGGTAGGTCCCGGACCGCACGGTCCGGAAGTAGAAGTTCGCGGTCAGCTCCATCCGCCCCTGGGCGTCCTGGCCGATCCACGCCTGCGACTGCCGCCACGACAGCGCCACGCGGATCCCGTTGACCTCGTAGTGCCGCCGGTTGTGCAGTGCGTCAAACACGGCGTCCGCCATGTCGCTGATCGCGTCCGGATCCCGGCCGGCCCGCATGTGGAACTGCACGCCGGTGATCGCGTTGGTGGTGTCGTCGTCGGCGACCGGGTAGTCGTTGATGGCGATCGCCCGGTCCGGCTGGTCTGGCATGACGCCGCGGAAGATCCCCGTCTCGGAGGCTTCGATGACGACCTCGGGCCTGAACACGCCGACGCCGGCCTCTTGGAGGAGACCGGCAAGTCCGTCGAGGAGGCTGCTGGTGTGTCCGCTCACCGCATCGCCCGCCTCACCTGCGCCGCGATGATCGCAGCCACCTCGGTGCGGGCCCCGTTAAGGGAGTTCTCCAGGTACTTCGCCGTCCGCCCGGGCGCGTGCCGGAAGTCGAGGCGCTCATGCTGGATGACTGCGTACCGAGTGTCGTAAGAGACCATGCCGGTCAGGGATACCTCGTCCACGCTCGCTACGCCGGAGCGCTGCAGCTCGGATTCGTCGAGGGGGACGACCTCGTTGGACAGCTGGAGGACATGCTCGGCGGCGAGGTACACGCCGCGGGCTGCGCCTTGGCGCATTTGCCGTACGGCGGGGGCGGCGTTGAAGGTGAGCCGGAAGTTCTGCGCCATGCCGACCGCCTCCTATTCGAGGAACACCTGTGTGTTGCTGGGCACCGGGAGGCCGCCGCCGTCGACACGGCTGACCGTGATGACCTTCGTGACCCGGCCGTCGGGCAGGGTCACGCGGGAGTTCAGCGGCGGCCGGTGGTCGGGGCGGGTGATGTAGTTCGACCCGGAGGTGACCGTCTGGCCGCCGGGCGTTGTGACCTGCTTGGTGGTCTCGTCGAACAGGCAGCGCACCGCTTCGGCGGTCCCGTACGAGTCGTTCTTGCTCGTCGAGCCGAGGTACGGCTCGACGGTGACCGTGTGCCGGAGCAGAAAGCCCGGGACCTGCCTCACCATGCGCAGCCCGCCCCGATGACTCCGAGCCGGAACACGCGGGCGTCCAGTCGGCGCGGGGCAGCCGCCGCGCGGGGCGGAAGCGCGCCTGCGGCGATCGGCGTCGCCGCCGCGCTGCCGGAGCCGCGGGACAAGCTGACCGGCCCGGCCGACACACTGTCCCAGCCGCCGTCAGCGCCGACCTGGTCTCCGGTCTCGCTCCACCACTCGATGATGTAGCAGACCGCCTCCGCGAATGCTGCCGCCACGTCTGCGTTCGTGGGCATGCCTGCGGTGTCGGTGTCGTACACGGCGGTCACCAGCGCGTCGTCCAGCGCTCTCGACGCGTTCACCAGCTGCTCCACCGCATCCAACGGCGGCGCCGCGTGCAGCGTGTTGGCGAGCTGCGTGGTGGTCGCGTACACGCGGCCCGCCGCGGTCGCAGCCGGGACTGGGGCGACGGACACCACTTCGTGCTCGACGCCCGCTCCGGTCCCGGTCACGGTCCAGGACAGCCGCCACAGACCGGCCAGCGTGTACGACACCGCTGCCGTCCACGTCTGTCCGCCGTCCGCGGTGGTCGCGGCCGGGCTCGTCGTTGTGCCATCCGGGCGCGTCACCAGAAGCGTCGCCGCCGTGGTCCCGTCGTACGGGGACACCTTCAGCGTCGCGGTAGCGGTGTCTCCCACATCGGGCATGTTCATCCCCCTCCGCTGGAAGTGGCCGTCAACACGGGCCTGTTCGCTGTGGCTGTCAGCACCGGGCCTTCGACGGACGCCGTCAGGACCGGGCCCTCAACGGTCGCCGTGAGGGCATCGGCCGGGCGTACGTGCGGGCCTGCGAACGGGAGCGCCGTGGACGTTTCGACGGCGACGCCGAGCGTGTGGCTCTTGCTGCCGATCAGTTGCTGCGCCGCCTCGGAAGTAGCGGCGGCGCCGAGTAGGGTCGTCTTGCCGCCGGCCAGTTGCTGTGCGGCCTCGGACGCTGCGGCAACACCCAGAGCCGCGGTCTTGGCCCCTGTGACAGGCTGCGCCGTCTCAGTGGCGGATGCGGGGCTGAGCGTTGACGTCTTGCTGCCAGTCAGCGGCTGCGCGCTCTCGCCGGATGCGGCGATGCCGAGGGTCGCACCGGCGGTCACGTCCCCGGCAGAGAAGTCGTCGTAACGGATGGCGTTGGTCGACTCACCGCGGATACCGACGCTGGTGCCGGTCGCGACGCTGGTGTCGACCACCGAAACGCGTTCGATCCCGTTGACGAATCCCTTGATCGTGCTGCCGACCACCTGCAGCTTCGCGACGTCGCCCGGGGCTGCGGCTGCCGCGTAGCTGCCGATGGAGGTGAAGCTGCCGCCAACAACGCTGAAGAGGTTCCAGCTCGTTCCGTCGTTGCGCCACAGGTAGCCAGAGGTGATGTTGCTGTTGCCCCGGCACCACACGCCGTGGCTGGCGGCTGTGGTCGCGGCGATCGTGACCTGCGCGTAGTGGTCGTTGGACGCCATCGCACCGGCCACGCGCAAGATGATCGTGCCGCCCGCCGAGCCCGGGGAGAGCTGGCCGGAGACGATCGACCAGTCCCCGCTCACCTCAACCCATCCGGCCCCCAGGTCGGTCGAGTCGGGGCGGTTGAAGTCGTCGCTGAAGCTCGCCATGGCGACCTCCTGCTCCCGCTCTCGGGACGCCCGGTGTTATGCGGTGGAACTGATCCGGCAGAAGTCGGAGATCGTCAACGTGAAGTTGGTGCCGTCCGGGGTCAGGGACAGATCATGCTTCGTCAGCGGCACCAAATCGGCGTCCGTACCGGTGCCGGTGTCGAGGTCGTAGCAGATGACAAGCGCGCCAACCGGGTTGCCGGTGGCCGCGGTCCAGACGATATCGGCACAGTCGATCGCCACCCGGTCGTTCGTGTCGTCCACGGTGACGGTGACGCTGGACAAGGACTTTCTGCCCATCGTGGTCTGCTCGTTGGAGGGTCCGGCAAGCAGGTCGGCGAGGGTGTCGTAGTCCCGCATGACCGCATCCGACACCAGGCCGGAGGCTTCCAGCGGCACCAGGATGAGCCCATCGGCCGCCGCGGGCAGCTGGGCAAGGGCGTTGAGCCGCCCGAGGGCGACGTTGAAGACGATGTTCGCCACGGGCGGGTTCCTCCCTGGAGATGCGACAGGGAGGCCCGAAGGCCTCCCCGATCGCTACATGGGTCGGCTACGCGGACGCGCCGATGATGTGGATGTCGTACGTCACCGACGTGCCCGCACCCGAGTTGGCGACCTTCAGCAGGTCTCCGGTACCAGCGGTGACCGCGTAGCCGGTGGCGTCCGCAGTCCCGGTGCCGACCGCGAGGAAGGCGCCCGGGCGCAGGGTCACAGTGCCGGTGGCGCTGAGCAGGGTGGCCCACGGGTTCGTCGCGGCCGCCCCGACGACGACGTTGTTCGTGTTCGCGGCCGCAGCGGCGATGATCAGGCCCTTGATGCGGGCGAAGGTGATCGCGCTGCCGAACGCGTCCAGCAGGACGCCCGCCAGGTCGAGATCCTCGGTCGCCGATGCGGCGAGCGTACGCCGGTCGGAGAAGACCCGGTCGGCCTTCCCCGCCGCTGTCCCGTTGCTCAGCGACATCGACCGGGACAGGCTCTGCTTTGCGCTGCCGGTGCCCAGGTCGAGTGTCGAGGTGAGCTCGGCGAAGGCGTTGACGGCGAGCAGGGTTCCGTTGAGAGGCATGTCTCCAACTCCCTGCTCAGGACGCGATGACGAGCGGGACCTGGCGCTTGAACGCCGGGCTCGCGATCGTCGCCGGGGCGGTGCCGGTCAGCGAGCTGCCGGACGTCTGTGCCAGGTTGCCCTCGCCGGTCAGGACCGGCTTCGCGCCGACCGTACCGACCAGGGTCGGGACGGTCGTGGCGGTCACGTTGATGCCCGCCTTGTACCGGCCGGACCGGGTGATGCGCTGCGCCGAGGCGAGCGCCAGCGTCTTCGCCGTGTCGGCCGCCCACGCTGCGGTCAGCTGGTCCGCCGACTGCGCCATCAGGGCGCCGGTCGGGTCGTACAGCGCGAACCAGTAGTTCGTGGGCGTGCCGGCCGCCGTGGCGCCGGAGATGAACGTGAGGTTGGTGACGAGGTCGCCCTCGTTCAGCCACAGGTCCACCGACGTCATCACGCCCGTGGCGAGGGCGGCGACGTCGTCGAGGCCGACCCTGGGGAGGTTGGCCCGGTGGAATACGTCAGGGCGGCCGGCGGTGTTGACCCAGCCGAGGTCGTCGCGGATCAGGCCGCGGTATGCGCCGTGGACGGTCATGCCTCGGCTCCCTTCTGGAGGATGGTCTTGCGGGCCTTGCCGTTGCGCTCGGCTTCGAGGACGCGCTCGAACTCGGCGACGGCGTCGGAGTCGTCGGTGCCCAGCGAGTCGAGGTAGGTGATGACGTCGGGCGCGTCGTGCTTGGACGGGTCGAACAGCTCGTCGCCCTCTTCGGACGCCTGCTGCTCGACGTCGGCCTTGTGCTCCTCGTCGGCGCCCTCGGGGGTGAGGGCGTAGCCGCGGCGGCGGAAGTACTCGATCGCCGCCCGGCCCTCCTTCGTCGAGTCGTCGACCCGCCCGACGCCATCCTTGAAGGCGACGCCGCACGACTCGCCGCTGAACCCTGCCGCAGGAGCGGTAACAGTGAACTGGTTCATGATCAGGCCACCTTGATGTTCCGGAGGACGCCGCAGGCCTTGGTGTTGCGGAGAACCGCGGCGACCGGGCCCATCTCGATCTCGCCGGACTTGACCGCTCCGGACTGGCTGAAGTCGGGCATCCACGTCTCGACGAGCGGCTTGCCCGCGACACTGGCGCCGTGCAGCGAGTCCAGACCGAACGAGGCGGCGTACAGGTCGGTCAGGTTGGTGATGTTGCCGCCCGCACCGCCCGCGTCGGGGTCACGGGTCTCGTACGGGATGATCGGCCCGGTGCCGAGGGCGTTGTCGCCGATGTCGACGAGGACCCACGGCCCGTAGTACTCGATCTGACGGCCGAGGTCGTCCTTCGTCTGCGTGTAGATCCCCGCCCAGCGGGCGAGCGCGCGCATGCGGGTGATGCTCTTGGTGTTGCCGAGGATGGCCTTCACGCCGGGCGGCAGTGCACCCGGGACACCCTGGTCGCCGCCGCCCGTGTGGGACGGGACGATCCGCGACAGGAAGTCGTCGACGATGTCCAGCTGGGCCATGGCCTCGGCCTGGGTGTCGATGGTGCCGCGGGTCCAGTCGAGGTAGCCGGTGGCGACGCCCTCGTTGAGCGGCAGGTATTCGGTGCTCTGGCCCACGAGGGCCTTGTCGAGGCCGTCGAATCCGGCGGCGTCGACGCTCACGTCCCCGTTGATGAGCTCGTCCTGGAACCGCGTACGGACCGCGGTGAGGAGCTGCTGCATCTGGAACGTGACCTCGTTGGTCTGAGCCTGGCCGAGGTTGGCGAGGACGCGGTCCACGGAGAAGGCGCCGCCGAGGGGCTTGAGGTCGACGGTCGAGCGTGCCCGCGTCGCCTGCGCGGTCGAGTACTCGCTGTTGAGTTCGCGGAACGCGGCCGCACGCGCGGCGGTCAGCCGGGTGAAGCCGTACGTGAGGCTGCCGCCGCCGGTGCCGGGGGTGACCGTGTCGTCGAAGACGATCTGGTCCAGCAGCCACGAGTAGCGGCGGAGGTTGTCGATGACGGCGTAGTCCACGTCCGCCTGGGTGTTGATCTGCGCCTGCGCAAGCGTCACGGGCACGGGGTCCTCCTGGGGTCAGGTCTGGTAGTGCGCGCCGACCGCCCCGGAGAGGGAGGTTGAGCGCTTCTTGGCGGCGCCTTCGCCGGTGCCGCCGGACAGGTCGCCGCCGCTTTTCCCGGCGGGTGCGGCAGCCGCGAACGCGGGGTTGTCCTTCACCGCGTCCTTGATCGCCGTGTCGAGGGCGGTCGTGAAGCCCTTCGCGGAAGGGTCGAGGTCGGAGATCGCCTTGAGGAAGGACCGGGAGTCGAGGAGGGCTCCGGCCTTCGCGGACAGCTTGTCCGCGCGGGACCACACGGCGAGTTCGACATCCTTCGCGCGGAGCGCCGAGTCCTTCTCGGCGATCGTCGTGTCCTTCTGCGCGATCGCTTCGGCGAGCTTCGCGGGGTCCGGCGGGGTGTCGTCCTTCACCAGGCCGAGCGCCTTGCCGAGCTTCTCGGTCAGCGACTTCACGGCTTCGTCGGCGGCCTGCTTCTTGGCGTCGTTGCGGGACTTGCCCGCCTCGCGCCGGGCCTCGGCGAGTTCCTTCTCCAGCCGCTTGATCGTGGCTGTCGGGTCGTCGCCGTCCTTGCTCTGGCTGCTGCCCTTGCCGGAGTCGCCGCTGCCTGAGCCTTGGCCGCTGTTGCCGCTGCCGGAGTTGTCGCCGCCACCGGATCCGCTTCCGGATCCGCCGCCGTCCGCCGATCCGCCGTTGTCACCGGTGTCGCTGCTGCCGGATCCGGATCCGCCGCCGTCCCCTCCGTCGCCACCCTCGAAGAAGAGGACCGGCATGAAAGGGGTGTCGTACGCCCGGCCGTAGCCGCGGCCGAAGCGAGCCAGGGTGTTCTTCCGCATGCGCCCTCCAGGGGCTGACGTCGCCCGCGCCTGGCGGGCATCTGGGGTTCGGGCCGCGCCTGGCGGTCCCGAGGGATGTGCAGGCGGCCCGCGCCTGGCGGGCCGTTCAGGGATGATCCGCGCCTGGCGGATCGGTGATGCTCGGACCGCACCAGGCGGGCCGAAGTCTGTGTGTCGGCGAGCAGCGCCGGATGTGGCGGGCGGCCACAATGGGGCCATGCCTGAAACGACGTTCAACCTGTACAGCTACGACGGGCCCGCCTTCGTCAACGGCGTCCAGTTCGGTGAGGTCCACCTGCGCGAGTCCGCTGACTCCGACGGCGGCACTATCCGAAAGAGCTGGGAAGGCGAAGGCGTCGTCTCTACCTCCGATGCGCCGGAGGTCAGCCCGGCCTGGGCCGACATCGAGGGCCCGATCGAAGTTCGGCTTCCCGCGGGAGGAACGGGGCTTGCACATCTCACCGCGATGGCGCTTACCGACGGCCGCATGTGGAGCGTCGAGCTGGTCGGAGAGGGCCCGTCGCCGATGGCTAACGCGCAGCCGTAGCGCCGATCTGTTCGCGGCGGGACTTGCGCGGCAGGCCGGTCTCGGCGACCAGCTCACGGATGCGGCCCTGGTACTCGCGCACCCGCGCATTCGCCTTAGCGCGCGTCGCCGGTCTCGCCCTGCACCTGGGTGACGCCCCCGGTGCCCTCCGTCGGCCCGGTGGCACCCGCGGCCACGGTGCCGTCGGCACCGGGCGTGCCCGTCGCACCGGGGGTCGTGCCGTCCGCCGCCGGCGCACCACCGGGGATGGTCGCACCCGGCGTCGCGGCGACGCCGTTCTGACCGGCGACGAGGTCCTGTGACACGTCGGTCCCCGCCGCCACCGTCGAGTCGTCGGTGTTCGACGGGAAGAAGACGACGAGGAGCACGATCGTCACG